CGGACGGGTCAGCGCATCGACACCCTCGTCGTGCTGATCGCTTGTGACGATGGCTCGGTGCAGGAGTTTGTCGAAAACCGCATCGACCACCGTGAGGGTCTCGCATCGGTCATTGAGGACTACTGGAAGAAGTACGACTTCACCGAGGTACAGACTCTTGCCGAGAGCATCAGGGGGGCTGCGAATGCGGTGGCTCCGTGATCTCTTTGGGGCTTTGTTCGGTGAAAAGGCGATCTTGCCACCGCCGCCCGTCATCGCACAGTCCGAGCGACTGCATTGCATTCGCTTTATGACGGAGCGTGGAGAGCAGGTCGCCGTCCTTCTCACCACGGAGGAGTTCGAGCGTGGCTTGATGCGTTGGGTCGATACGGTGGACACCATGCCGATAGACACGACTGAGCCGAGTGAGCGGGAAGGAATCTCCTGATGGGGTCGATACTCAAGATAGAGGACACCTTCAGCAAGGAGATAGAGGAACTGTGCTGCAATCGTAAGGACTCGTCCGTAATCGATGTGATACTGGAACTCTGCGAAAAGTACGAGATCGAACCCCAATCGGTGGCGAAGTTGGTGAACAAGCCCTTGAAGGAAAGGATGAGGGCTGAGTTCGAGCAGCGCAACATGATGAAGGGTGGAAGAAAAACAAGGCTACCGCTTGACTGAACGGTGGATTACCGTACAATAGACACACAGTCGATACAACCATACAAGGAGATATGAAATGTCAGGATTTGCAAACCTCAAGAAGAACAGTCAAGGCTCAATCGACCGTCTCTCTGCGGAGATTCAGAAGTTGAGCAGCAAGCAGTCCTATGATGACGACCGCATGTGGTCGCTGACGAGGGACAAGAGCGATAACGGCTACGCAGTCATCCGCTTCCTGCCGCCCGTCGAGGGCGAGGATATCCCGTGGGTCCGTTTTTTCAACCATGGATTCCAAGGCAAGGGCGGTTGGCTCATCGAAAACTGCCCCACCACGATCAGCGGCAAGAAGTGTCCGATCTGCGAGGCGAACAACGAACTATGGAACAGCGGACTTGAGGCAAACAAGCAGATCGCCCGTGACCGCAAGAGGAAGTTGTCGTATATCGGCAACATCCTCGTGGTCAGCGATCCCGCCAATCCGTCCAACGATGGCAAGGTCTTCCTCTACAAGTTCGGCAAGAAGATCTTCGACAAGATGCAGGAAGTGATGAACCCCACGGCTCCCGACGAGCCGAAGTTCAATCCGTTCGACTTGTGGAAGGGTGCCAACTTCAAGTTGAAGTCGCACCGTGAGAGCGGCTTCGTCTCCTACGATAAGTCGGGTTTCCAACCGCAGTCCGCAATCTTCGACGGCGATGAGAAGCGTCTCGAAGTCCTTTGGAAGACGCAGTACCCGCTGCTTCCGTTCGTCGCCCCCGATCAGTTCAAGTCCTACGAGGAACTGTCGAGCCGCCTCGCCATCGTCATCAGGGGTGGAGTGGCGGAGGGTTCTGCGACCCGTGCCGAGGATGCGAAGCCCGAGTCCGACTTTCGCAGCAAGATGAGGGCGGCGGACGAGGGTCCGTTTGATCCGACTCCCAAGAAGAGCGCAGTCCCCGCCAAGGCTGCGAAGACCGATGACAATGACGATGCGTTTGCCTACTTCAAGAAGTTGGCTGACGACGAGGACTGAAACCCCTGATGCGACCGAACGGCATCCCCCCGCAAGGGGGGTTGTCGCTTTTAGTCGGTCGTGACCACCACGACGATGTCGTTGTTGGCGATGCGCTCGTTCCAATCGAAGGCGAGTTCCTGCTTGCCGTTCAAGCGAAACGGCGGATCTCGAACAACTTCGCATACTCCCGCTACTGACGGAGGGTGAGTTCAGCCATCACCGCCACGAGACGCTGACGGTAGACCATGATGTCCGCAGGATGCGAAAACACGGCGATCATGTTCGGGATGTAGCGGTCGATGAGCGTAACGACCGCCCGTCCGAGTTCGATCTCGGACATCTGCTTGAGGTTGCCCCCCATGATCTCGGCGTACTTGGAGGTTTCTCGGTTGGTGGCGTTGGTCATGGCTTTCTCCTTACCTAAAAGGTACTTTACAGCCATGCCAAGTCAAGCAATCTCAAGGGATTGTGCCGCTGTTATAGGGAGGGAGCCTCTTGGAACAGCAACGCCCTGTATGTCGGGTCGTTGTTGCGGCTCGTTCTCGGGGACAGCACGGTGGTGCCACCACCTCCGCCACCACCTGCGGCGACCACGGTGGACGGTGCGCTGATCACAGATGTAGCCATCCTGCTGTTCGCAAAATACTGCGACATGGAGGTGGTTGTCGCCGCATTCGACATGGTGGATCCAGCGAACGACTGCGGCATCGACATTGCGGCGAACTGTACCCCGCCCGATGGGGACGAGATCGGG